CCACCACGCTCCCGCGAACGAATTTCCTCAATCACTGAGTCGGCAACTTTCGCCGGCCGGATGCCGTCCATGATCAAGCCCAATATTCCAACGCTCCAGCGCGCGGCATGCCACTGCGCCTCAATCGTGAGGAAACAGTACCCAGGGAAGAGCGGCGGCCGCACCTCGATGCGCCGGCCGTGAGACATGCGCTTCTCGCGCAACCGGGGAAAGTACGTTTCGAACCCCGCCAGTCCAAGGCAATGGAGCGCAAGCCGCTCACGGTGCGGCTCTAACCGTGCGACAGCCCAGTACGCCATCGCGCCTATGTCCGCCCCCATTGCGCCAGCCTGCGCGCAACACCTCTCGCATCCTCGGCCCCGACCGGCGGCAGCGAATTGAGCTTGTTCTTCTGGTGGTGCCGCGGGCCCGCAATCACACGCGCATCGCTCGGCGGATCAAAAAATTGGCGCTGCAACGGCGCCAAAACTCTGTAGGCACTTCCCGGACCGATACATGGAATATCGGCTAAAGCGGTTCGGGCGGCGGCGATGAAGGCATCATGTTGGGATGGGGCAAGCGAAGCGGCGAGCTGCAGAACAAGCTCGTCAATCTCATCTGGGATGGACATTGCTGACGACCCCTTGGTGCGGATAGGATGGGCCGTCTTTCTGCTTGCGTTGGGTAGGTTAAAACTTGCGCCCGCAAGCCACATCGCGGGCGCGCTCTTTCTCCGCCGGAACGCGGATCAATTCAAGCCGGGCCGCCGGAGCGGAAACTTTATTTTCAGACCCCATCGTGAATGGATTTTGCGGACGCTGAACGCTCGGCGCGGCGCGCGTTTTCGGCCCGTTCGACAGCTTCGACCCGTTCCAAGGCGGCCACCGGATCGGGCTCATACAACGAGAGCCCGGCCTCCAACATGCGGCGCCGCAGCATGACCTCTACGCGCGAATGACCGTAGCCATGCCCGACCTCGTCACTACGGCAATCACACGGTGGGCAGTGCCAGGGTTTGAGCCGCAGAGTTTTGACCTGCAGGTGATAGGCCGCGCGCTCACCCGCTTCTCGCCAGCCATATTGCGCTTCGATGTCATCGAAGCGAGCGCGCTCAGTACCGCTCTCCGCGCGGGCGATCACAAGGGCGCGCGTGAGCGCATCCTGGTCAATGGGGCTCAGCGTCGTCGTCATTGTTCGCCTCCAACTCCAGCGTTTCGTAGAAGCTCGGCGTTTGCGGGATCGTCTTCGGCGCGCGTGGCGCACGGGACTGCGGACCGAGCCTCAGCCTCAGCGCGAGCCCGCTCGCCATCTTGGACGCGCTCTGGTGGACGAGAAACCAGGCGCTTAGCCGACCGTCGACCACCGGCCCCTCGATCGCGAGCTTCTCGGCCGCCTGTTCGGCGAGTGCGGTGGCCTCGCAAAACCTCTCCAGCAAGGGCAGATCGGCCGGGCGGAAGTGACGGGGATCACAAGCACTCACGACCGCGACGAAAATCGATCGAATTCGGCCTTGGTATCGGGCGGGCGGGCGCAGTCTGCGGGTTGTCTCACCGGTGAAATCGACGATGTCATCTTCGTAGTGGCGCGCCATGAGTTCCACCGGGTTCCGGGGCAGTTCCGCGACGGTTCCCGTCCGGTTTATGCCGGTTCCGGAGTGAATTCCAGAGATCGATTTTGGAACTTTGAACTGGCGATTTTCGCCAGTTGAGCAGGTCTGAAAACTTATAACGCTACTGTTTTTCGCGGCAACCGCGCGCTCGGCACCTCCCTGCCATCGGCCGCGCCGAGGGTCCCCCCTGCCCCTTGAAAGCGAGGACGGGCCTCAGTGCGAATGCTGTTTGGTTGCTGCACCATACTTCGTAACGAGTTCGCCAACGTCTCGCAGCACCTCACTCAACTTCCCCATGTCCTCACTGTGCCCACCGAACTCCAACAGCATGAAGCTGAAGACCATGCTCAACGCAGGACCTGCAACCTCGCGACCATGCTCGTTGAGAATGGCAATCAGTTCGTCAGCAACAGCTTTCGCAGCAGGAACAACGATGTCATCAGGCAAGCGTATATGAGGGATCACCATCGCAGCTGCTCTCGTGCCATCTCGATCAGCCTCTCGGCAAGCTGCTCGACCAACTCCGGACGCAGATATGGTCGCGTGCTCGTTATTGGTTGGAAAGCGTGGTAACGAGCCATCGCTGTGAGAAAGCCTTTTCGCGTTCGGCGACCCAACGCTACGGGAAGGAGCTTACCACCGCGTTTTTGGTACAAGATGCTCTTCTTCACTTGCTTCCAGCTATGCGGTCTGAACGTTGTTTGTGCTCGACCTGCTCGACGATAGCGCATCGTGAAGGGCTTGTTGCGATGCACATCCTGAACTTGCCACTCGCTTAGTTCGCGACCGAGGTCGACGGTCCGCAAATGCTCAAGCGATTGCACCATTCTGTTAATCGAATGCCGAACACCTTCGAGGTCTGCGGGATCAATGTCGATCGTGAACACGGGCATCTCCTTGATCACGTAGCTTGGACAGATTAGCGAGGTCACGTAGCGAAGGCGATCCCGCGCGGGGGCTCAGCGGCGGCGTTGCACACGTGCGCAGGGAAAATCCCTATCCTTATACAAACTACACAACAGGTAATATTATTTCTTGTTATCTCTCTTCCGCTATTGATTCTGGGTTTAGTGTGCAACGTGCAAACCTCATTTAAAAATTAAACGCGTACAAAACGTTAGCGCCTGTGTATCCTGTGCACGCATCAAATTACCTGTGCAGAACTGTGTTCGCATCAGCGCTCATAGAAGCCTCAAATCGCTTCAAACCCCCTCGCGAAGCTGAATTTTGGCCTACTCTTTTTCTGTGTGCATCGCCGTGTGCAAGCGCCTCTATCGCGCCTTCGGCGGCGGATTGGGGTCGTGTGCGCGCATGAGATCGGCAAGCACGTCACGCTCGGCGTTGACGACCTGCGTCACCCACTCCTCTGCCATATCAAGCTGCCTGATGATCAGCCCTGTATCAGCTTCGTGCCAGCGTAACTGATCAGTGTTCGTGCGGGCGTAGATGATCTCTTGCCGCTTGCGGTACCTGATGCGGTTGTCCGGCTCGCTTCGCTCCCGCAGCCGGTACGCGTTCTTGGCGACAGTGTGCCGGGCCTTGTCTGACCAATCGCCGGTCCTGAAGTCGCCGAAATAGACGATCAACCTCTGCATCTGCGTCATCGTGAACAGCGGGCACCCATCGAGCGTGTCTATTGCCGTCCTGTAGGCATCCTCGAGTCGTGTCTCGCCCATCCCGATCATTTTGAGCCTTCCCACGAAAGGCGGCGGGTCACCGTAGGGATCGAACACGTCGAGGGGCACTGCTGGCCGCGCGAGCAGCGCTCGACGAAACGCACCGATGTTTTCCGGCACTGCCATCCAGGCCCGGATAGCGGTCCTCTCGACTAGCGTCATCTTGCTACCGCAGGTGACGACGCAGAAGCGTCGATCCGCGGGCGGCAGCTTCACCACGTCACGATGGTTGGTCGCGATCATCGTGGTTCTCGCCGAACGCTGCGCGTAGGCGTGCTGTCCTTTCGCCTCGAAGCGATGCCGCGCCGTGGGCGACGGCTCGATCGTATTCTTCAGCGCCTCGTAGTCGAGCCGCCGCCGTGCCTGCTGGTACCCGTCCTCATCGGCGGCTTCGTTGACGGTGGCGATGAGCGCGTTGGCGATCCGATCGTTGAAGCGCGCCCCTGCCGCTGTCCCCGTCAGCTCGCCGAACGTGCAGGGCACGACGTAGTCCTCGCCGAACAGCAGTTCGAGGATATCGAACAGCGTTCCGCGGCCCGTCCCGAACTCCTCCGCCACCATGATGACCGCGATCATCGGCACCCACGGCCTGCGGGCCTTGTGGGCGAAGTAGTTCCACATCCACTCCCGCTCCGTGTCGTTTGGAATGAGCCGCGCGAAGAAGGCTTTGAACGTCTCGATTTCGCCCCCACTCGTCGGGTGCGTCGGCGGCCAGTAGCGGTTATAGACGACGACACCTCCTTCCTCGAACGTCGGCCGCGACCGATCAAATCGGGTTTGAACCTCGTCGATATGCGCCCGCAACGGATGGCTCATCCAGGCATCGACGACGGATGTTTTCTTAAGCCCGCCTCTCGGGCCTTCTTCCACGATCGCGTAGGGCTGCATGAGACCCCGCAGGCTCGCGATCGTTCCCATCTTGCCGTCAACCAGCGAGATGATGCCGCCTTTGCCCATGAAAGCGTCGGCGTAGTAGGCGTAATTGACCAGCATCCAGTCCAAGGCAGCCGGAAAGCACGCGATTTGTTTCGCTGTTTTCTCGGCAATCGTAGTGCATCCACTGTAATTTGGCCGTGGCGGAGGCGGCACGCTGTAAAGCGGGTGCCGCATCAGAGGATGGTTGCTGAGGCTATCCAGGAATTCCCGATCGGCCTTGCTGATGGCCTTGCCGTCAAAAGCGCTCATTGGAACGGGCTCCTTTCCATCAGTTGTGCTAGGAATTCAAACCGCGCGGACGGCACCCGCTCGCGCCGGTGCCATGTCGTTTCAGTCATCGCGTCCCAGATACCGAGGCCGCGGCGGCCCCAGTTGATGAGGTGCGAATCGGTTCGCACTCGCGTTGGGTCGTGGAAGGTGCCCGAACAGCGCAGATCGCGTGGGCGCTGCTTGCGCACGAGCCGCTCCAGCTCGGCGACCGTCATCACGCCGTGGTCGCGGGTTTCGATCTCGGTATCGGCGTCGAGCTCGAAGCGCCGCAGGTCGGCCTCGCCGTGGCTGCCGCCCTTGACTACGGCGAGCCCCGCCGCCGCGGCGATCTCATCGAACAGATCGCAGGCCTGCTCGTATGCCGCCTTCGGCAGCACCGGCAGGGACGTCCGCGGCGTCGTCGCCGGCGACATGCCGCCGGCGAACCGGTAGGTGCTGACGACCTCGCCCATCCCGTTGCGGGTGTGAGGCCCATCAACGGCGAATTGTCGCGTTCCGAGCGAGCCAAAGCACTCGACCAGATGCTTCACCGCCGCGGGATCGTCCGGATCGTTGCCGCGGTACCAGCGCCGCGATGCGAGCCGCCGGAACGGCTCGTCGACGCGCGCGATCCAGGCTTCCTTGACGCCGCCGGCGTGGCGCACGAGGCCGTGCTCGAATAGCACCGGAAAGCGCTCGCCGAGCGCGCTTGCCAGGGCCTCGATGAGGCTCGCATCCGCGACGTCGACATCGATCACCGCTAGATCGCCGTCGAGCTTCAGGCCGGTCGAGGCGAGCGCGCTGCGATCCCATGACAGCACCTCGGCCTCATCGACGATCTGCTTCGGCCAGCCTTTTTCGATCGGCCGCTTGCAATCATTCAGCAGCGGCTGAAAGCCGTTCTTCAGCATGGCCAGGCGGAAGACGGTGCGCGCTTGCATCAGATTTGCTCCAGATGCCGCCGGAACGCCTCCTGCGCGCTCATCTTGCCGAGCACGCGGTTGCGCTTCATCTCATCGACGGTGCCCATCGCGACGCAGACGTGGATGGTCACGTGCCGCGCCTGCCCGGGTCGGTAGATGCGCGCGATCGCCTGCTCGGTCAGCTCGGCCGACCAGCTCGGCGACAACCACGCCATGCGCGATCCGCCATATTGCAGGTTGAGCCCGTGGCCGGCCGCGGCCGGGTGAAAGGCGAGCAGCGGCAGCGCCCCTTCATTCCACTCTGCGATAAGAGGCAACGCTTCGCGCGCCGACGTGGCGCCGCCGAGCGCCGGCACCTCGCCCAGCGCGCGCCGAATGGTCCGCAGGTCTTCGATGAACTCGTAGGCGATGAGCAGCGGCTCGCCGCCGAGGCTTTCGACCAACTCTTTCAGCCACTGGATCTTAAGGTCGTGAACGAAGACCACATCGTTGTTGCCCTCGCCGTAGAGGAAGCCATTCGCGATCTGCGCCAGCTTGCCGGTCGCGATCATCGGCGAGGCCGCTTCGATCGTGCGCCCCTCGGCGGTTGTGAACAGCTCTCGCGCCATCCTCCGGTAGGTCGCCATCACGGTGTCCGGCAGCTGCAGGTGCGTCTCGACGACGTTGAGCGGGGGCAGGTCGGGCATATCCTCGTCGGCGACCGTCATCGCCACGGTGCCGAAATCGGCGGCAATCCGCTCCTCTGCTCCCGGCAGCGGCGCCCATTCGCGCCCGAACGGATCGCGCGGCCGGAAGTGCCGCTTCTGCCACGGCACGAAGGCGCGACCCCACAGCGTGCCGTCGGTCACGATGGCGGTCGGCATGAACAGGTCCATGCTCGAGTTCGGCCGCGGCGTGCCGGTCAGGCCCCATCGCGTCCGGAATCGCCCGGCGGCCTTGAGGAGCGCGCGGGCGCGCTTGCCGCTCGGATCCTTGAGCCGCGACGTCTCGTCGATGATCAGCACGTCGAACAGCGGGTGATCGTCGGCAAGGCCGGCGAGCTCGCCCACCAACCAGGGCACGAGATCGACGCCGATCGCCGTCACCTCGCGCGCCGGTGCGGCAGCGAGCAGCTCCCGCCGGCGCTCGGGCGTGCCGTTGAGAACGGCAACGCGCAGATGCGCGAGATGCGGCCAGAGCGTGACCTCCCGCGGCCACACGGTCGCGGCGACGAGCTTGGGGGCGATGACAAGCGCGTGGCGGCGGTGCCCGTCGCGGATCAGCTCGGCGAGTGCCGTGAGCGCGGCCGCGCCCTTGCCGGCGCCGAGCGGCGCCACCAGGAACGCGGCGTCGCGTTCATAGAAGAACGTCGCGGCACGCTGCTGGTAGCCGTACAGGGTGCGCGCGGTGAAGGGCGCGTTCATACTTCTACCCCTTCAAAAGCGCGGTTTTCGACTTGCTGTAGCGGGCGCCCACGCTTTCCTTGCTTTGCAGCGGCAAGCCTTCGGCCCAGTCCGGCAGCGTCAGCATCTCGCGCCGCAGAATTGCCTTCGCCTCATCGGCGCGCGCCGCGTCGACCTCGCACAGGATCTCGTCGTGCGTGGTCATGCGGATTGGCATCCATGCGAGCGCTGGGTTGGTCTCGATCCGCGTGGCCGTTATGCGCAGGATGTCCGCGGCCGTGCCGCTAACGGCATTCTCGCAGAGCGTGCCCCGCCACAGTTTCGCGCGCCCGTGTGCGCGCCGGATCGACATCTCGGTGCGCTTCTCACCGGTCGGATTGCCGTCCTTGTCCAGGACGTCGACTTCGCGCCACTTTGGGCGGGGGTAGGTCAGCAGGCGGCCCGATGGCAGCACCATGAACAGCGTGCCGCCGAGGTATTCGGAGTGAAAGACGAACGCGAGGCGGCCGGCCCTGGTGACGAGACCGGGCACCTCTATGGCGGTCATCGCGGCGCCCCAGAGGCCGTAGCTCTCGCCGTCGCGGTGCGCGCCCCAGAACTCCTCGGCCCACGGGTTAGCTGCGCGCCAGGCGTCGACGATGCGACGCGCTTCCGCATCTTCGAAGTGGATGCGGTAGGAGAGCGCCATAGCCTTTAGTGCGCCGACGCTGCCTGAAAAACCACAAGCGAGGATCACCACCTTGCCGACACTACGCTCCCAGTCCGTTATCGCACGCACGTCCTTGTGGAAGACGTTGGCCGCGGCGATGACGTAACTGTCGGGCAGCGATGAATCGCGGTCGTTAGCGCGGAAGACGTCGAGGGCACGCTCGGCGCCCTCCGAGGCAGCGAGCCAGGGCGTGAGCCGCGCCTCGATCATCGACCAATCCGACCACGCGAATAGCTTTCCCGGCTCGGCGGCGATGGCCGGACGCACGATCAACGCCAGCTTGCGCGCCGGCGGCACGTCGACGGGACCGGCCGCAGCCAGCGTTGCGTAGTCGCAGCCATTGGCGATCGCCTCGACCAGCGGACCCTCCGCGGCGCCGTCCGCACCGAGCACGTCTCTCGTCAAATTTTGGATTTGCGCCCCGCGGCTGGTCAGGCGGCCGGTCTGCCCGGCGCCGGCGAACCGATACTGACCACGCAGCACGCCGTCGATCTGCTGCGCTTCAAGGCGTGCGAACTTCTTCGGCGCGGCACCGGCGCCATAGAGCCGCAGCGTTGCGACTTCGTGCGCTTTGACCTCATCTGGATTGAGACCGCCATTGGCGCGCTTGGCATCCAACATCGCCAGTACGCGGGCAACGCGATCACGCCTCAGACTGAATTCTGGTGGCTCTTCTTCGTCGCTCTTATCAGCGGCGCCATCGCCACCGCCGCCGTCGTCGTCATCATCGGTGGGAACGCCGACGATAAGAATTTCGCGCATCGCCGCATCGGTGAGGTTGTCGTGCAGCCAAGTTGCGATCCGTTTTGCCTGCGTGACCTTGTTGGCAGCTCCATCGGTTAGCACGGCCAACCGAACGCCAATGGCGACGGCATCCTCGGCCGCGAGCGCCGCGGCATTGCGCACGAAGGCCATGTCGAGCGTCACACCGCGGCGGTTGATGTGCTCGAACGCCCAATACTGCTGCCATTCCTCCTGCGGCAGCAGCCGCGTCTTACGATACACGTCGCGCATCGCTGTAACGTCTTGACGCGCATAGGCGAGAAAGCGCTCCCACTCCGCGCAGCACTGCTGCGGGTTCGCGCCTTCGATACAAAACAGTCGAATGAGCTGCTTGCCGTCTTTTTGCTTGCCGGCGCCACCGAGGTAGCGCGACGCACTTTCGAGATCGATCGGCAGGTTGGAGACGCCGGCTTGCACCATCACATCGATGACGCGTTCTGGCGCAAGGAAGGGAAATCCTAAAGTGGCGAAATTCCAAATGCAGCTATCGAAGGTCGCGTTCCAGGCCGCGAAGATCGCGCCACGCTCGAAGGCGGCGCGCAGGTTGTCTGGCGCGAAATCCCAGTCAAGGATCTTGCCATCGGCGTGCCAGGTCTGCGCTGGTGAGGTACCGATCGCGTAGGCCAGAGCGTTGGCGTACGTTGATGCTGCGGTGGCATAGCGGAACGCGCCGGCGGCCTTCAGGTCGAGCGCGCCGCCGTGGGCCTCGAAATCGAACCAGACGATGTCGTCGGGGTTAAACATCGGAATTTCCGAGAACTCAGAAAAGTCAGGCGAGGCCGCCGCTCGGCCGGCCTCGCCTTGATCGGGTGCGCGCGTACGCGCACCGGCTTAGGCAACGCGTCGACGTCGCGGCTGTTCGGCAGCTCCGGCCGTATTAGGGCCCGGACCTGACGACTGCGGCGGTGTCGGCTCCGGCTCCTTAGGAGTCGGTGCTGGACCGCTCAGCGGCATCCAATCGATAGCGTCCAGCACAGGCTTCCAAGTCGTCCCATACTGTTTGTGCACGTAGCTCTCTTTTCCGAGCTTCGTGATCGCTACGATCTTGCCGTCACGCTCTTTCGGAGGCTTGGCCAGATCGCGGTTGAGCTGATCGCGTACCTGGTCAAACAAGATGACGAGGGCTTTAACGCCACCATCCGTGTTTGTTTTAAAGATCACTTCGATGCCAGCATCTGCGCCGTCGATACATTTCATCTCGACGGCCCATTGCTCCTGCCACTTGAAGCCTAGATCGGGCAGGTCTGTGATCAGCGGTTTCGGTTGAGTGACAGAAACAAGATGCTCACCGAGCTTCTTGTTGTTGTCGCCGAAACAGATATACCCCCACTGGAACGTCAACGGATTGACGGCCCAGTGGCTGTCTGGCTCGGGGATGGTCTTCTTCTGCCCGAACATCCAGGTGCCGCTGCCTTCGCGCTTGAACAACAACATCGGCTTGCCGCTACGACCGATGATGGCGGCCGTATTGACCTTGGCGAGGTCAGTTGCGAGCGCATTCAGGGCAGCAAGCGCGCTGCCCGTGAGCACGGGGGCGACTTGCTTGCTCCCGGACTCTTCGTGTTCGCCGTTATCGTCGGCGCGATCGCGATCGCGATCGTGGTCATGGTCGTCACTCATTGTCTTGCCTCCTCTGTGAAGACTGCGAGTGCCTCGGAGAATGCGCGTGCAAGCTCGTCCCGTCCGAGGACCGGGACGCGCACGTTCTCACTCCGCTTCAATGAGACACCGGAGCGGCGTGAAATGATTAGTTCGGGTGGGATTTTGAGGCCGCGCGCTTTCGCTCGGAGTTCGATCTGTTTGACCGAACGCATCACCTCAACTTCTACAAGATCGTCATGCTCGAAGCCGAGGCTCAGCAGAGCTACCTGTGCAGTGATCTCATCACGCCAATAGCGCTCGGCGCGGCCGTTCGAAAGCGCATAGCCTGGTACGTTATCGCCGTTCTCCAGCGCGCGCTTAGCCTGATCATGCAGCGCCGTGCAGGTGTCCTTGACCGCGTCGGCAAGCTCGAGTCCTGCCGCGAGGACTTTCAGATATTCTTCTTTCGCTGTTGGTGTGCCGAAGAACGCGCGAGTCGTGCTCCACGGCGCTGGCACCGTAAAGGCAGCGAGATCAAGAAGCGGTTTCGTGTGCTCCTTGCAGATCGGTCGCGCTGAACAGAACCTGCACCATGGCCCCGCCTTCAGCCGTGGTGCTTCCGACAACGCTTCCGCGCAAGCGACGCGATAAGCTGCGATGAATTCGTCCAGCTCGGCATGCGTGACCGTAACGGTCGAGACCATCTCGCTATCGGCATCGGTCGTTACGGGTTGGAGGATCGTGAGGACGATGTCCTCGATCCCGGTGAAGAATTCAGGCAGCGAGTGGCGCGCCGCGGCGCCGTAAAACAGCAACTGTGAATTGAGAACATCGTCGTCGCCGTCTGGAGTGAGCGCGAGAACGCGCACGCCGACACCGAATTTGAAATCGATCACATGAACCGTGTGGTCGATGCGGATAAGCAAATCGAGCGTGCCGAAGGTGTTGGCGATCGCAGGAAAGATGACACGTTGATCGAGGTAGTAGGCGGCCCCAGGCACGTCTAAGAGCTTTTCCACGAAGCTGTATGCCGGCCGCAGGAAGTTCTCGATATCGTCATGCGTGATCGTGTAGTCGCCGAACTTTTTACCCGCGAGACTCTCGACTGGGACGTGCACGTCCTCGGCGATGAGAGCGGCCATCGCCATGTGCATGCTCGTGCCGCGATCAGCATAATCGGATGACTTGTGCAGCTCTGGAGGCACTTTCGAGATGAGATCGACTGACCCCGGGCAGCGCAGAACCCGCGCCGCGACACTGCCGCCGAACGGTGAATGCGCCTGCGGGCTCATAGCGCACGCCCCGTTCGGTTGTTGGCGGTGAACAGAGCGATCAGCATCGCTTCAGCGCGGTTGTGCCAGCGCTTGAGGTTCAGCTCGCCATGGGCGTGCGGAAACAATTGGATCGCGAGTTGCCTCGAAGCTTCCTTGTCAGCGTTGAGGTGAAACGCGCGCTTCCATTTCGAAGGCTCGATCAGCACCATCGGGACGCCACAGCAGGCGACTACGGCCTCGATCGTTCCGGTCGCCCGGCCGAACTTGAACGACGACGCGACGCCCTGCCCCGGCATCGATCCGGCACGCTCAATGCCGGCAAAGTCGGGATTATGGGTTTCGATCCAGTTACGCAGCTCGATGGCGTCGACCCGCGTCTTCGCCGCGGCGCCGACGATCGGAATATCAGTGACGCCGAGGAACTTCGGCGCGATGCCGTCGACGCCGTCCATCATCTCAATGACTGCGACCGCGCCGTTGATGCCGGGATCGATGCCGAGGATTTTCACGGCCGCACCTCCAGCACCTTGCCGTCCTGCTCGAACTGCATCGCGATGATGGTCGGAGGAACTGGTGCGGCAGGAAGATGAAGCAGATAGCGCTTGCCATTCCACTCGCGGTATTGAGCGCGTGCGAGCCGCCAGCGCGATTGATACGCCGCTATCGACAAGCGCACGCCGCGGTCCCAATCGAGTTTCTCGACCGACGTGAACGTGCTCATGCGAGTGACAGCGCCGTCGGCAAATTCGGCGACGAAGGTCGGACCGACGCGGTCCTTGCCGCGCTTAAACTTCTTCGGCGGGCGCGGCTTGCTGACGCGATAACCGGCCGCCTTAAGAATTTTGATGGCTTCCGGGAGTGTAAGTTGAGAGTAGAGATCAGGCCGCAGCTGCTCACGCGGTATGCCGGTTGCCCGCTCGATGTTGATGACATGCTTGGCGGGAGCGCGGTTCCATAGAGCAACGGCTGGATGAGTGACGCCGATCATGCGTGCAAGCGCGCGCTGGCTGCCTGCTGCCTTCACTGCTGCGCGCAATGCCAGCCGCATCGTCTCGTCGTCGGATTGCGAGGTGTCGTTCGTGGTCGCCAACGGCGCGCTGATAGGAGCGGGCATGGCGCCCGCTTCATTCGTCTTGATGAGCGCAAGCAGTGGCGGGGTGTCCATCTTACGCATAGTGTCCGTTACGATCGCGGTGCATCCATCCGAGTTGCGGCAGCCCGTCGTAATCGCGCTCGAAGATGAGCCAGCAATGCTCGACTCGAGCGCCCTCAGGCTTCTTGCCGGCGGCGATGTAGGACGCGGGCGGCATCGCCGGCCGCGGCGTCAGCATCCAGATGTGAGCGAGCGGTGCGGTCGCGAGCCATGGCCACGCCGCGACGATCCGCGCGAAGGGCCAGACGAGCGCCATCTTGATCGGATTGAGCTTGATCGCGTGCTGCACGATCGCGTCGGTGAAGGGCGGATTGCCGACGATCGATGTCTTGGGATCGATGTGGTCGATGTTGAGAAAGTCTTCGACGGCGTCGAGCGGATACCCCCGATCAGTGATGTCGGTTGCGCGCACCGTGTAGCCGGCGGCGCGAGCGGCCTCGGCGATCCGTCCCCAGCCGGCGGACGGCTCCCAGATCAGACCAGGGAATTGCTCGACCTCGAACAGCCGACTCGAGACCCACTCGGGTTCTACGTAGTGCAGGCCCTCTGCCTTCGCGAAGATGTGCGCGTTCTTCGGGCGGGCGCCGGAGGTAGTCTCTGCGGCGGTCATCACACAAACCCTCGAAGAAAAATTGCCAAACAGGAAATCGCGAACTGAGAAAAATAGGCCGCGCATTTACGCGCGGCCGAGGCGACGAGAGTTCATGCCGCTATTCGCTCCTTCGGCCGCAAAAGGTTCTTGCCTTCAAAGTACTTGCCGAATTCGTGGTACCAGTGCTTGCGGAACGTGTGCTCTTTCGCGAGCCCTTCGAATTCCTTAGGGATCGCCAGCGTCCAGCCCTGGTAGCGGTTAGCAGTGAGTTTCTCGAAACGAGACATCGAGTAGACGAACTGCGCCTCGTTATCGGCGCGGTACAGCGTGAAAGTCTGTTCCTCCGCGTCCTGGTCGAAGTCCGCAGTCCGTATGAACTCATGACCGTCGAACGCGACCATGCATATGCCGAAATCAAACCGTGCGATGTTGGCATGCGGATTGACGAACTCGGGCTTCAACCCGATGATGCAGACCGGGATCGGCTCGTCCGCCTTCTCGAATTTAGCGACGCGCGTCATGGCCGGGTCGGAGAAGCCGAGGTACTGCTTCCACTCGCCGACCTTCACGTAACTGCATGATGACCGCAGCAGCGCGGCGGCCGCCTCGACGTGCTCGTCGCTCATAAACACGTCGATGTCGGCGATTTCCTTCTGCAAGATCGTGTCACGCACGGCACCGCCGGCGATGTGCGCCTCCGGCGCGACCTGCTGGAGCGTGGCGAGGATCGCCGCGTAGTCGAATACTGTCTTCATCAACGTCTCCTCTTTGTTATCGCGTAGAAAAATAGGACCGCCGACGTTGCCGCCGACGGCTTGCGTTGTTCATGCCGCCTTCTTCGTCGTCTTGACGAGTCTCAGCGGGACCGACTCGGCGACCTGCTTCTTGAGTCCGGCGACCTGCCTCTCAAGAGAAGTAACGTGCTTATTGGAGCGGTCGCCGATCTCAGCCCGCCAGTCCGCCGGGATGACTTCCAGCCATTCGGTGAGCGGAATGGCGCTGACGAACGCTGCACGCTGATCCGTCGTCGCCGCCCTCCAGTTCGCGGTCTTCAAGCCGGAAGGCTTCACCCGCTTGCGCGCCGTCTTAGCGGGGCCGATCAACCGCAAGGCGCCCCTGACGCTCAAATTGGCAGCACTGCTGCCAATTTGGTCTTCAAGAGCCTCGCGATGACTCGCAAGCCGCATGTAATCGCGTGCGCTGCGAGCGCTTAGGCCGTACTTGGCATTGACCCAGGCCTCCCCCTCGCGCATCCAAAAACCGCGCCCAAGAAGCTTCTTGAGTGCAATCAGGGCCTCGCCGAGAGCAAATCCGTGGACGAGCGCCGTCGTCGAAGCGTGACCGACAGCGTTCAACTCGGCTCTAATGGTGGCGTCCACGACCACAAGCTCGGCGCGGTCTCTCTGATTGAGATGCTTGAGGTCGAAGTTGGAAAGAGCGGTTGAAGTGTCGCCGACAAAAGGCTGTTGCCCCCCGCCGCTCGTTGCGATATTGAGAAGCGCGTTCTGCATGGAACGTAGCTCCGTCTTTGGCGACCGGGGGCTCTTGCGAAGAAGTCACCCCGGCCCGCCGCCCTCCACACCGTTACGCTTCAACTCACGCCCCGCCGCCGTGTGGACTCGAGATCACGTCGAGACGAATTCGATCTGTTCCGCCTACTCCGCGGCTTCCGTGGCTGCCTTCTCCCTCGCCGCCCGCCAGCGCGCCGCGCTCTCCATCGAGACCATGCGTCGCCGGCCGATCGCCATCATTTCTGGACCTTCGCCTTGCGACTGCATTTTGAAAAACATCGCGACCGACATCCCGTGCAACCGGGCAAATTCCGGGATCGTCATCGCGAGAAGAGAACCCGACGGAAAAGTCGGAAAAGGCGGAGGGGTGGGTAAAGTCTGAGCGCAAGCCGCTACGCGGCTGCGGCGCTTACGCTCGGCGATTTTGAATTGAGCCACGTTCGGTCTCCACGCAGTTTCATCGTGGAGACCTCCAATAATCCCGTGGATGTGGGGTATAAAAGGGAAATTACTTGTTAAGTTTCCCCCGCAGGAAAGCCAAGATTAATGTGCGCAAAACCTTCGGGTCGTTTGGGATGCGCTTGTTGACCCGCTTCAAAACAGCTTCTAGATGCGGACGTAATTGTTTAGATTTATGTAAGTCTGACACGGTTTTACGACCTAAGTCCTCTATTTCTTGAATGACGTGAGTTTCCCAATTCCCCCCTTTGTCCCCCGCGCCTATCGGAAGCAATGTCACCAGCTCATCGACGTCGAATTCCCATTGATATGGCGGCTTCACCGTGATCGTCCTGAGGACATCCCGGTAGACGGCCTCCCCGTAGACTTCGATGCCTTCGACGACTTCTTGGGTCCAGATGTCCTCGTAGACTGGACGCTCCCACGCTTCGCCAACCGCGCTCACGATCTCGGCCGACCAGCGATGTTTCTTATCGTCAAATGCCGCCACGAGCCTTAACCGCCAGCCAAAACGCGGCTGCACTGCGACGTCATCGCAAAAAAGTAAACCTGGCCGCCGGCGGAACGCCTCCGTGATCCGATCAGCGGCATCCGTCGGTGAGTATTCTGACCGCAAGATGATAGTGACAGCCTCAAGCGGCGAGCATCGGCTAGCCATGCCTGGCGTACTACACCAAGCTCTATCGTGACGTCCACCTTGTCCACCAGACAGCGGAAATGCTGTTGATTTATCGGTCGGAGTCAATTACCACTTGATCATCGCGCGTTAGGTATCTCGCACCCGCCAGAGCGCCCAAAGACCACCGCCAGCGCCCCTCGGGCCCGCATCGGTCGGCGCCAAGTCGAAGTCGAGCCGCGATTTCCCGAAACGATTGCGTGCAGACGCCACCGAAAGGTGCGCTTGCAACGACTCGATGGGCTCAATCGAGTCACCGAAGAAGCGTGAGCAGCAAAGGGTTGCCCGGACCGTCGCTACGAACAGCGGCCGGGCAAAGGACGAAGGAGTTTGGGATGACCCGCAACATAAGCGGCGGCACTGGCAATGGCAACGGCGACAACAACGACAACATCATTCACCTCCCTGCGACTGAGGCGGAGCGGCGCCAGATGCGCAAGCTCTTGCGGGCGCAGGAGCGGCAGCGGCTCGTCGATGTCTTCATCGGCGAGGATGGCCGCCAGCTCTTTCACGACCCCAACGGGGTTGCCTACGCCGACCCGATCATCGGAGGCCACCGCGAAACGTGGCTGGTCAAGTCGAAAGAGTTTCGCAGCGCGCTCATCGGCCACTTGAGGCGTCTGCACGATCGCCTGGTCAGCGAGCAGTCGATACTAGCATTCGAGATAAAGGCCGCCATGACCAAGCGCGCAGTCAACGCGCAGATCGACGACTTCGAGACCAGGGCCATCGGCAGTACGTCGGCCGTCCGCACTGTCTGCGTGCGCGTCGCCGAGCACGAGGGCAGCATCTACATCGACTTATGCAATCCGAATTGGGAGGCCATCCGCGTCAACGCCGGCGGCTGGTACATCATCGCCGATCCGCCCGTGCGGTTCCGGCGAACGCGCGGCATGTTGGAACTGCCGCACCCCGAGCGCGGTGGCAAGCTCGAAATGCTGCGGCCGTTCTTGAACGTGAAAACGGACGCGGACTTCATCATGTGCGTGGCGTGGACGCTCGCGGCTATGCGTGCGCACGGACCGTACACAATCCTCAACCTTTATGGCGAGCACGGTAGCGCCAAGACGCATCTGCTCCAGTTTCTGCGCAGCCTGTTCGACCCGCACACGACTGCGACTACCCGGCTCCCGTTCGGCAGCCGCGATCTATACATCGCCGCCCGTAACAGCCACGCCCAGATGTTCGCGAACGTTTCGTCGATTTCCGACGCGATGTCGGATGACTTATGTCGGCTGGCGACCGGCGAGGGCATGCGCACCCGCGAATTGTTCACGGACTCGGGTGAGGCGCTATTCGGCGGCGAGCGCCCGATCGCAATCGAAGGTATCAACCGCTCCGTCATCAAGCCCGACCTCCTGAGTCGCTCAGCCGTCCTAGAGATACCGCCATTGTCCGGATACCTGACGGCACACGCGCTGCGGGCGCGGTTCGAGGCGCAGCGAGCGAAAATTTTTGGTGCGCTGCTCGATACGATGGTGCGCGGGCTCGCGGCGCTGCCCACGGTCCAGCTTATCAACCCGCCGCGCATGGCGGACTTCGCGGAATGGGGCGTCGCTTGCGGACTGCCGGACTTCGAGGCGGTCTATGCGGCCAACCGCCGAGAAGCCATCAGCGTCATGCTCGACCATGATCTGCTCGCGCGGGCGCTGCGAGAGTTCATGACCCGACGGAAACAGTGGCGCGGCATCGCCGAGGAACTGCTTACCGCGATCGGCCCGGCGGCGAAGGTCGGCAGCACGCAGTCGCTGTCGGACCAGCTACGACGCTTGGCACCAGCGCTGCGGACGGTTGGCCTCAACGTCGTGCACGAGCCGCGTAAGAACCAGCGTCGGCCGCTGCTGATCGAGAAGGTGACGCCGGTGACGATACCACTGTGAGGGGTCGTCACCGGCGTCACGCTATTCAGTGCGACACGCATGGAGAGGTCGTCACCGGCGTCACCGCGGTCGCCCGGAGCGGCGGGTCATGGGGGTAGAAGTATCGCGGTCGCGGGGGTCTAGGGGGTAGAAGTATTTTTAGCGCCGCGCCGGCCGCGCGCGCCGCTCGGCCGGCCGCGCGTCGCGAGCTCAGCCGACACGCCGGCGCCCTGATGGCGGGCCTCCTCGGCTGGCTGCGGCCCGCGCTCCACGGCGCTTTTTTGCTGCCGCGGACACTCTACGGGCACCGGGGCCGGACCGACTCGAGAAACCCTTGCGGCATCGGCATAACCCGCGCCAAGCGCCGAATTAGGCCAGGCCCTTGTAGGGCTTTTGCACTCTCCACGCAGCTCCACCGTGCTCCACCGAACTTCCGGAATCGCTTGCGTTCGCCGAGAGCTCGACTTGGTATCATCAGAGCTGCTGGAAGAGCATGAGTCGCTGAGAGGAAGGCTGGTCGCCCGAGTTCGCGTTTCGTTAGTGACAGTGCTTGACGCCGGCCTCCACCCCCAGCCGGCGACATTCCACCATCGCGTCCGAATACCAGGCAGCGACCTCTAAGCGGCGGGGTCCTGACTAGGTCGGCTTGGGGACATTGAACAGCATCATGGTGGTCGTGATGTGCCGGTCCTTGTCGTTCGGAATGTGTAGCGTGTAGCGGAAGCGCGTCTCGCCTTCCTTCTTCGGCTTGCCGACGAGGCGGGGGTGCTGCGCCATTGTATCCGCAGCATCCTTCACGACAGGTGTGAATTGCTGGCGATCCGAGAACATCACCACGGCGGTCTTCGTGTCTCGCCAAGTCACGTACTTGAAGAGCTGGTCGACCGTTTCGAGTAAGCCCTTTTGCCCTGACCAGTACTTGCATTCCGCGATGAACAGATTGTGGTTCTGCTGACGCACCAAGATGTCGGTCTTGCCCTGAAAGTTGAACGCTTCCCCGTTCACTCCATCATATTGAGCGTTGAGCTGCAGCAGGAAGTGCCAGCGCAGGTCTTCCTCCCCAATCTTCTCGAAGGCGCTGGGGCTGCGCTCCATCACCCTTGCCATGTTGTCCATGATGTTCAGAATGTTCCGGTAGTGCTCCTCCAGCAGCGTGGGATCCGGGCTCGGTCCGGCTGGCATAGGCGCGGGCGCGATCTTCTTCCGAACAGCCGGGACTACGTAGGTCTGGGGTGCATTCGGGCGGGGCTTGATTGGGTACTTCAGGCCTGCTGCTGTCTGGGCCTCGGCCTCGGCGGTCTGGCGCCGCTTTTCCAGAGCAGGCCTAACCATGTCGGGGAAGTTAACCTTGAACCGCTCAGCCTCGTCCCGGAAGCCTTGCAGGGCGTTCTCAATGTCGGCGATCTGGCTGTCGATTTTGTCCTCGATCTGCGGAGGCGTGTACCACGCCCCGCCGATAGCAAGGATCAGTTCATCGGCACCCACTGCAGCGCCTGGGAACTCATCGACCCAGCCGGCGGGATGGCAGTGGAAGAAGTTGCGGTCGCCCGTAAACGGCACGTGGATGTGGTGGATCAGCCCTTGCACCCTCGGCACATGAGTGGAGAATTTTAGGTTCGGCACGGCATAGGCGGGCACCTCGCCTTGCTCGGCGGTGCGACTGATCTTCGTCAGGTCGAGCACCGGGATTTCTGGGCTGGCGAACTCCTGCACTAGCTGTGCGACCCACTCGTCCAGCGATTTCGACAGAATGTCGGAGTTGGACAGGCTGGCCACATGCGCCAGCGTCTGGTCGTGCATCCGATCGAGATAATTCCTCATCGTAGGGCGGCCATTCGACATCTCAATTATCCCGGTGGTGCCCGCGACAATTCCTCGGGCCGGTGACATAGTGCGCGTCGCCGCCTTCGGGCGGCTGGTGGACCGTGCGCTCAGCGCCTGCCCATGAACGGCCCCGGTTCTGGAGGCAGGTCGGGCCGTTCGCATGTTCGGGTCCGCGATTCATCCAGCGATATCCCGCATTTTTTGCACACGGCGAAAGAAGTGCCAATTTGGCGGGAATTTCTCGCACAAGTTGCCACGCTGCACGACCGGCAAATCCGCAGGCTTCGCGCCCTTGAGGATGCGCCCGGTGTACACGCCGATGTGGCGATACGCATCCACCAGGCTCGCTCCGTAGCT